TAAAGGTGAGCGTGCTGTTGCAGAAGGAATCATTTTTCGGAAGTTTGCAGAGAACAATGAACCATATCTGTATGATGAGGATACAGATCCACTGTTTGAACGTGATATAAAGGGCAAACTGTTACACCGCCCATCAAAAATTACGATGGGTATAGACTTCGGTGGAAACGGATCCATGACAACCTTTGTGCTGAAGCTTTACTTCCACGGATATCATGATCTGAGGACGGCAGAGGAAGCAAACTTGGAGCTGTCACCGGACATTGATGCGGAAGCGATATGCAGTAAGTTTATAGAGTTTTTCAAATACTGCCAGGAAAAGTACGGATTTATTGACTGGGTATTTCCAGACAGCGCAAGCACAACGATGATAAACAGCCTGCGGAGTGCTGCGAGAAAAGCAGGATTGCCATACCGGAATATTAAAGGTTGCCGTAAAAATGAAGTGTCGGACAGACCACGAACCTACGACATGCTGATGAATACCGGAAGGTGGAAGATAAACCGGAATTGCACAAAGCTACGAAGTGCGATTGGTAAGTTGAAATGGGATCCAGACCACCCGGACATACCAGAGGATAAGAATATTGGAAACTGCAATGACTGGTGGGATGCGGAGAACTATACAATTTTGGATTTTATTGAATATGTTGATCTTGACAGAAGATAGGAGGAAGAGATGGAGAAGTGTGTAAAAACATTTTTGAATAAAAAAGGATATGATGTCAATGATAATGCGTTAACGATTATTCATGCCTGTGATGACTGGTACAGCAACCGTGTGATTGAGGACTTTCATAAGCGTAAGACGATCAATGCGATTCCTTATGAGTTATCACGGCTTAATTTTGGTAAGCGGTGCTGCTCGGATGATGCGAACCTGTGTGAGGTGTTGGAGATCAATGCTGGTGATGGAGAACAGGGGAATTTTGTCAATGAGGTACTGAACAAGAGTGAGTTTAACACCCAGTATCGTAAGCAGTTGGAAAAGACCTCGGCAGATGGTACAACAGCCTGTTACATCCGGTTGGATAATGCAACCTTTATGGATAACAACTCTGTAAAGGGTGGAACCATTAAGCTTAATTATGTGGAAGCGGATGCGTTTATGCCGTTGACGGTGGAAAACGATATCGTAATAGAAGCAGCCTTTTCCGGATCCGGATTGAGCAAGGGAAAGAAGCAGACCACGCTTGTGCTGTTTACGTTGGGGGATAATGGATTATACACTGCCGAGACACACGTATTTGATGATAAGGGTAATGAGTTAACCGATCAGGAAACGATTGTGCAGCTCGGAGATGTGAAGCCATTCGCAGTAATGCGTAATGCAGAGGTAAATAACCTGGATGATATGACCGGGTATGGTCTGCCTAAGCTGTGGGATGCTATTCCGGCGCTTAAGGTTGTGGATCTGTGCTACAACGTTCTCTTTTCCGATCTGGATAAAGCAGAGAAGATTATTCTCATAAACGAATTGCTGTGCGAGTTTGATAGTGATGGAAAGCCGAAGCTGACCACGGAGCAGAAGAAGTTGTTCGTATTTACCGGCGAGAAACTGCCGGAAGAAAAGGGAATGATACAAGAATACAACCCGGAAATCCGAATTGAGCAGGTGACGAAATCCTTTGAACTGGCATTATCTCTCTTATCGATGTCCTTCGGCTATGGCACCAAGAAGTACAGCTTTGAGAACGGACAGATTACTACAGCAACCGAGTATGTTGGAGAACGTCAGGATCAGATGCAGGAGCTCAACCGTCAGAGACAGGAAGCAATCCGGTACATACAGGATATCTGCAGGGCAGTGATGTGGTTTGCCAATACCTTTCAGGGCAAGGCATTCAACCTGGATCAGGAGATCCTTGTAGATTTCGATGATAGCTATATCACAGATCGGGAAGCTGAATTGGAGAGAAAGAGAAACGATGCGCTTGCATTTGATATTCCGGATCTGACAGTTTGGTATCTCATGGATGCATATAGCCTGTCAGAAGAGGAAGCAAGAGAACTGGTAGAGGCTAAAGTGGAAAAGGAAGAGCAGGACACAGGCGGAGAGGATGAGGATTAATGCTGTCAGAAGAACAACTTGAGATCATATCCGAAACCATTGCGCCCCTGTTCCAGTATTTAGAGCATGAGGTTATTGTGGATATTGCCCGCAGGATTGCAAAGACGCTTACTTATAGCCGTACTGCAGAGCTGCAGGCAATGTCTATGGCAGATCTCGGCTATAGTCCGGCACGGATCCGGAAAGAAGCTATGAAGATTCTCAATGCGGATCCGGAGTATCGTAAGGCTGTAGCGAAGAATACGCTGGAATATAAGCGCGAGATCCGGAATACGATTAATGATATTACCAGGGAAGCATACAAAGCCAATGATGATATTGTGGCAGGTGCCGGTAATATGGCATGGATCAGTGACCTTGCCGTGTGGAAGAGTGTTGGTAAGGAGTTAAAGGATCATTCTTTTTTACAGCAGCTTGTGGATGCGTTTGCAGCACAGACCGCCGGAGAACTTAAGAACATGACACAGAGTACTGGCTTTAAGACCATGAGCGGGTATGAGGGCATAGAGAACGCATACCGCAGGGAATTGGATAAGGCTGTGATTAAGATCTGCTCCGGAACATTCTCCCAGGATAAAGTGATCCGTGATGTGGTGCATGATCTGGCACAGAGCGGGTTGCGGTCCATTGATTATGCATCTGGTTATAGTATGCAGCTTGATACGGCATCAAGGCTTGCGATCAGAACTGGATGCCATCAGCTGGCAGGAAAGATACAGGATAAAAACATCGAACAGACAGGAGAAAACCTTGTATATGTATCGAAGCACCGTGGCGCACGTAATAAGGGGATAGGCCATGCCAACCATGAGCAGTGGCAGGGCAGGGTTTATTACATCAAAGAGGGGCAGGATTACCGGGAAGAGGCGGACTGTATCGGACAGGATAGTATTACAGACCTGTGGAGAGCAACCGGTTACAGTGCAGATGGTGCACATGAGGACGATCCGGAGGGACTTTATGGGTATAACTGCCGGCACAACCATTATGCATGGTTTGAAGGAGCTTCCAGTTTCCCAAAGAATCATGATGAAAAGGATCCGGCACCGGTAACCATCAATGGAAAAACCTATGATTATTATGCTATGACGCAGAAAATGAGGTCTATGGAGCGGAATATCCGGGCATTAAAAAGGGAAAAGGAAGCTCTTACTACACTGGGAGCGGACACAACAGAGATTAATGCCAGGATCAAAAGTAAGACAGCGGAGTATAAAGAGTTTTGTAAGGCTTGTGGTGTGCCGGTAGCTACAAGTAAGCTCCGATATGAATGCGGCACGTCTGACTTAAAGAATACCAAGGCGTGGAAAGGAATGCAGAACATAGAAGGGGAGAATGGCTATAAAGAGTATCGTGTTATCGGGGATAATGGTAAGGCGGTATCGCTTGGAGAAAAGGTGACCTTAAGTACAATGATCGCTAAAATGCCGTCAACAGTACGAAGTGCTTTATCAGATGTTACATTCCATCTTAATAGCAGTGTTGGAGGTGGATACTGGTACGGCCATAATGAGATTTATCTACCGAGTAACGTAACAGATCGGGAGTTTTACCATGAGGTAGGACATTGCCTGGAAGAAAAGCTGTTTAATAAAAAAGAAGTGGATGCTTTAAAAAAGAATTTGGTACAAGGTCTTACTAAAGATGATATAATAATAAAAACAGGTATGGATAGTACTGGAAATACCATGAAAATATTTGTATTAAACAGTCCGAGATTTATAAAGGAATACCAGGGAAGGTTATATGTGGAATCCGTAAAAGAAGCTCTGAATTCAGATGGCAGCATAAACACGGATGCACTCGGAGAGGTAGTATCTGTTGCTGTGGAGCATTATTTTATGACACCGAGAGCTACGAAGAAATATTTCCCGGATATGTATAGAATCGTGGAGGAAACCTTGCATGAGTGATAGCAGCTATTGGAATAAAAAAATT